ATTGGCAACTACATTTTGATAATGAGATATGATATGATGCCCAACATCTGAACGAACACACACCCCACTGCCCAATTGAACTTGGTGTTGATGGCTTTGATGTCTGACTCTATGTGCGATAAATGGTTTCTCTTGATGTTGTTGATGTCTTGTTCCATCAGAGCCAGTCGCTTGTCTATGTTAGAATTTTGTTGTAAAGTTTCTAAATATTTTTCTTGTAATTGTGATTGATCCATCATTGGTGGCCTATGCTGATCTTTTTTCTATGTTTATTCTGAACTGTCTTGAATCTATTAAACCTGAACCTGTGGTAATCTTTGCTGTGACCACATATGTTTTGTCTTCTTGTCCACCACTGAATTCAGCGAACGTTATTGTGTCAGACACGATGCCTGAATTGTGCAGTGTGAGTGGTGACGGATCATTTCTTCTTGCGTTGTGAGTGTAATCTATTGCTGACAGAGTGTCTCCAGATTCTAACCATTGGTTCCATTGAAACGAATATTGAAGTCTTGCGTCTGGGTCTTTGGATATTTCCAATCCATTGGTAGTTTTGATAAAACCTTCTCTATTTATAGCCATATTATTCTCCTTCTATTGTGTAAAGTCTGTTCTCATCTCTAACAGTGTAGAGTCTTTGTTCGCTTTCTATTGTATTTATTCTTGATTCGTTTGGTATGGTGTATATCAAATCAAACACTTGTAATTCAAAAGCAATCACTGACAGATTGGTGTTGATGTTAAATGTGCTGTTAATGTCTGTGGTTTTAACAGGAGCAGTGGTTTGTGTTGACACTGTGACAAATGTGCCGCCTGTGTTTCTGATTCTGTTTGCAGACACTGACATTGAAATCTGTGCGTCCATTGAAATCACGCCCACAAGGTTTGCTGTCACATCTGCTTGGAATGACATAGCATCTGCAATCACAGCCTCAAATGGTCTGATTCTTTCTATGCCTGCTGATAAATTTACACTTGCCACACTTAATGCCGCAATTTGTATTTCTGGTATCTTGGTGAAATTAACTGTGAGTGTTGCTGTGACAGACATATCTGCTTCACCAAAGCCAAATGAATTTACATCTGCTGATAATGTTGTTGATGCTGATTGTGTGGAGTCAGCAAATCTTATTCTTGCTCCTGTCACTGCCATTGTGGCTTGAACAATTAAATTCTGCTCTGAGTCTCTTATCAAGAATGCTTGTATGCCAAATGACAAAGCATCTGTGATTGATGCTGTTGCACTTGCAATTTTAACTGGTGTTGCAGTCTGTATAAATTCAACAATTTGTGTTGATTGTGCAGACGCAGTTTTCACCGCCACTGTGTTCACAGTGCTCAATGAAGTTTGTGTAGATTCTAATTGTTTAATTCTGGTTGCCTGAGCTGACAGACTTGTTTCCACATTGAATTGTGCTGAATTGTTTGATGTGTAGTCAGCATCCACTGACATTGTGAATTGTGTGTCAGGCACTGTGATAAAGTCTGCTGTCTTAACCGCGGCAGTCAATTGACTTGCTATCACATTGAACGCGGCACTGAATATTCTAAATTTGTCTCCTTGTGCTGTTAAAGAGAATTGAGCAGATTGACTGCTTTCAAATGTTGTAGTGAATCCACCATCATCCACAATGTCTGTGGATTGGTCCACTCCATCAAAATGCAATAATGTTAGAGTTTCTTCATCATTTCCAAATGCTGTGGTTGCCATTGGTGTGGTTGGATGTGGATACACATCAGGATATCTTGCTGAATGAGATATTCTTAATTCGTCTATCCAACCAGCATACTGATAACCCAATGAAGCACCAATTATAATTCTTACACCTGAGGCAGTGGGAGCAATCTGACTTGTGGATTCATACCAAGAACCATCACTGAATGATCCACCCAATTTTACACCATTCAATCTTAAACGATGTCTAAAATTGCTGTTGCCTCCTAAACCTGTGTTGTGCCCTGTCAGTGCCACGTGATACCAACCGCCTCCATAATTTGGATAATTGCCATCTGACGCTGTTATTGGGGTTGAACCAAATTCACTGGTTGTGTTATTGTACAGTCTCAACATCATTTGATTGTTTGTGCCAGGGTTTGCTAAAGATATTTTGAAATTTTGAATTTGAACCATATTATAAGTTTGTCCCAAATCCTGAGTGACTGCGTTGAAATATGTCCAGTCTGGTTTGAACCAAAATTCCACTGTGTAATCTGTTGTGCTGTCCCAGTTGGCAGGTGCTGTAATGTATGGAGCATAGAAGGTGTTGTTGCTGTCTATGGATCTAACCTGATCACCAACGCCATCTAGATACAGACTGGCTGTGCCAAACTTTTGATATGCTGTGTCTAATTCAGCACCTCCTACTGCCTCAAATTCTATACCTGGTCTTGCCGCATTTACCTTGACTGCTGGCATTGTGAACTCAGCATTGAAACCAGATGCCTCATTGGACACCACTGCTGTTTGTTCAATAAACGAAACGCTCTGCGATAAGAAATCTGATTGGAACACAATACCAACATCTGCTGTGAATGTTGCCACAACAAGAGGTGTTGAAGCAAATGATTTGAACAGTGTTTCGCTCACTGACTGTGTGAATGTGGCAGATGGTGTGCTGTTGATGTCCGTAATTTTTTCTGCTGTGATAGAAGCAGTGAATTGATTTGCCATTGAGCTCAACACATCTCTCACCACATTGATGGTCATTGTAGGAGTAAATGCGTCTGTTAAATCTGCTTCAACCTGTTGTAGATTACCAATTACAGGTGTGAATATGAATTGCGTGGACAGTGTGTCTGTGATAAATCTTATTCTATCACCCTGTGTACTGTGTGTGAATTGAGATTGTAAATCTGCCTCACCAGGTATAATCAATTCAATTGTGTTGTATGTTAATTGTGTTTGACTGTTTAAATTTGACTCCAATGGCACAATTTTTTCTATCAATTGTTGCTGTAATTGTGCCTGAACTGATAACTGTGCTTCAAACGGTGTAATTGTTTCTATCTGTTGCTGTGTGACGCTGACAGACGCAGTAAACGACGCATTTATGAACCTTGTTCTATCGCCTTGTGTGGTTTGTGTGAATTGTGCTTGTGCTTGTGATTGGATGTCTGTTATAACATTCACATCTGTTTGAACTGTGACAGTCACGTCCATTATGGCAGTCATATTTTTTAAAGCATTCACATTTAATGTTGGAGTGAATGCTCCTGACATTGTGATGTTGGCATTAAACAATTCTCCAATTTCCACAGTCAGTTGTGCTTGTGATTGTAGATCAGCACTCACACCACCAAATCTTTCTATGTCTGAACTTTGTGTAAATTCAAATTGTAATTCAGCGCCGTGATCTCTGCTTCTGCTCACATCAGCAGTTTGGTTCACCTGGTTGGTTAGGTTTACTTGGTATCCTCTAACAACCTCAATGTCAGCAGTCTGTGTGAATTGTGCTTGAGCATCTATTTCAAATGTTTCAATTTCATTAAATTCACAAGCCAATGTGAATTGTGCTGACATAGTACCACTGTCAGATCTCAATCTGTCTGCGTCTATGCTGATACCAAATTGACTGCTTGGTGTGGATGTGAAGTCTTGTATTTCATTAACAGAAGCAGTCTGAGTGAATGTGTTGGTGAAACTGCTTGAAAAACTTCTGCTTCTACTGATGTCAGCACTCAATTGAGCTGTGCTGTTCAATGTCGCCACGGTGTTTCTCAATCTGACTGCGGCTGTGCTTTGAGTAACAGTTGATGTGATTGTGGCACTGCCTGATATTATTTTGCTGATGTTGACAGTGAGTGTTGTTTGAGCAGAAATTGTTGCTTCTGCCTCTGTGAAATTGTCCACAGTGATTGAAAGTGTGAAACCTTCTGAAACGAAATAATTTTCATCAATGTATCCATTTTCGTGGTAAGGTGAATCCATTTCAATCTCTGCTTCTTTAATTTTGTCAAAATCACAACTGAGATCAAAACCAGCATTTTCGTAATAGTCATCCACAAGGTAACCATCCACATAGTAAGGTGAATTAATTTGTGCTTGTGCTTGTTTGATTTTGTTTGTGATTACTGAAAGAGAGAATTGTACAGATGCGATGCTGGCGTCGTTGATTGAAGATCCAAAAATAGATCCCGTATTGAATATGGCATTGTTTTGTAAACTCAGATTCACAATGTTGTTCAGAGTGGCTTCGTTGCCTGTGAACTTGCTGATGGTGAATTGTAATGTGGCACTTGAATCCAAAATGGCTGTGCTGTTTCTGATTGCATTCGCAGTCATTGTGGGTGTGAATGCACCTGTGATTGAAACTGAACTCTCACGTATTGCTCCCACTGTGACAGTGGCAGTTACATCTGATGTGATTGCGGCTTCATAGCCTTTAGTCAACACACCTTCAGCAGTCTGTGTCACTGTGCTGTTGAATGTGCTATCACCTGTTCTTAATCTTGTGATGGTGTTGCTGAGTGTGACAGAACTAGACAGAGAAGCGTCAGACTGTAATATTTTGCTAATTTCAACAGTTTGTGTGACTGCTGTGTTCAATGTGCTGGACAAACTTTTCAACACTGTGACTGTGATGTTAATCACATTGTTGCTGATTTGTAAAGTGATGCCTGTTGCTGTTAAAAGTCTGGTGTTGTTGGCAGTGATTGAGAATGTGTCTGTTAAACTGGCTGAACCTTCCTGTGTGGTTCCTGATGGTGCGTAACCCACAAAGTAATCATCTTCAAAATAACCTGCTTCAAAATATGGATCAACAGGCTCACATTGAATAGTGAATGTGGCAGTTAGTGTGGCTGAAACAGGGTCATCAAAATAGTTGGTATCAATGTACCCTGATTCAAAATAAGGTCCAGACATTTAAGATGTCTCCTTATGCTAGTTTTTCAATAACAATCCAACCAGGTGATCTTGCGGCTGTGTTGTTGGCCCAGTCTGTATTGGTACCTTTGTGTTGAACATAAAAAGCGGCACTTGATGTGCTTTGTTTATACACAATGTCAAAAGTTTTTGATCCAAAGATTTCAAAATATGCTTTGAAAGTTACTGTTGGTCCTGCCAAGTAGTGATTGGTTTGTGTGGTAGAAACAGCGGCACTATAATGACCCCAACCCCACGGATAGTTTGTGTCTGAGGAATTTCTTAAAGCATATGTGGGCCAATACACTGAGCCTGCGGATGGTGCATATCCAGATAACATTCCTAAATTAATGTCCAATAGGTATGTGCCTTGAGACAGAGTGAATGTGTTGCCTGATGTGGTTACGATTCCTTCTGCGTCTTTTAATTCTTCCCAAGCCCAAGACTGTTGTGTCCAAGTGTTTGTGGTTGCACTGATCTGAGCGGCATTTGATCCTGATTGTAATACGGCTCTGTCTACACCACCTCCACCACCACCACCTGAGGCAGTTGTGGGTTGCCACTGTGATGCTGAGTTGTTCCATTGTAATACTTGTTGATCTGATGGAGCACTTGATGACACATTTGAAAGGTCACTCAAATTTTCACTGTTGATATTTTCTAATTTGTCTGTGTTTAAATTGGTAAAGTTTGCATCACCCTCTGTGTGAGTTAGCGGCGAACCTTTGCCTGATCTTGTTGTTATTGTTGACATCTTTGTCTCCTATAATTTTGTGTTCTCTGGGAGTGTATGTGTGTGTCGCCGTTATGCCAAGCAACTTAAGAACATACGCCCCCAGGAATCCTTTGAAAAAATCTCTTAGATTATGCTAAAGAGATTGATAAATTTGAAGAACTTACTTGAAAAGTATCCCCAGATTCTATAGTCTTAGAAGTTGTAACTGCTCCCCAGAATAGTACATTACCACCTGTTGATGCGTCCATTACAGCCACGTGAGTGATTGTGCCCCAGTTCGCTGTTGCGGCTGAGAAAGTCACTGTGCCTGAGTTTGATGCTGATCCACCTGAAGCAGAACCAAATGCGATTGTTTGTCTTCCATAAGCAGAACCTGAAGTTGTTACTTCGTCTGTTAATGTGCCTGCTTCTAAGTTAGTAGCGGCGTTTGTTGATGTGTTTATGAATAAACCTAAATACACTGTTGAAGGTGCTGTCCAAGAGGCAGTACCTAAAGCGTGATCTAATACTTTATTTTCTGTGTAGTTTGATGCGGCTGACATAATTGTCTCCTTTTTTTATTGTTTGATTGTCTTTTATACAGACAATCCTTGACTGCCTGTTATGATTATTTATCTCAAACGTGAAAAAACCTTGGAAAACCTTGGAAAAAGATTTATTCTTTCAATAATTGAATGTGAACACCACCTGTTTTACCATCAGTTGGTGATTCTGAAGTAGATCCACCATATCCACCACTGCCCAATTGGGTTAAAAATTTGTTGTTTTGTTGTAATGAAGCATTGTCTCTACCATAACCTCTACCACCCTGACCCACATATGATGATCCTAAATATGCTGAAGTTCCTTGACCTCCTGCTCCACCAAAAAAATCTTGTCCAGATTGAAAAGGAGCACTACCTGAATTTCTTGAACTGCTTCCACCACTCATTGCCAGTGTGTTGCCATTACCATCAGTTAATTTTGTTCCGCTGGTTGTGCCTATTGCGCCTCCTGTGGCAGTGACCCAAGTGTTGTCTGTGTATGATCCTCCACTGTATTCTTTGTAAGTTAAGACAGTTGCTCCAGCAGTTTGTGATTGTGATCCAAATTGACCAGGTGCACTGTTGATATAACTTTCACTTCTAAAAATATTGTTAGGCATGTCTGGAAAAGAACCACCGCTGACATAATCTCTTCTGTGTACAATTACTTGTCCACCATCACCACCAGTTCCAAGATCAATACCTGCTCCACCACCGCCTACTACTAGGAATCTAACAGCGGCTGAATAATACCAATATTTCAAATTGTTATTTCCGTTTGATAACACTGTGCTTTGTGAAGTGTAATTATACAGAGCTGGTAAGCCATGTGTGTGTCCCACATTTGTGTTCATAATTGTGACTGCGTTCCAGGTTTCTGTTGAATCACTGCCACTGTAAGATATTGTTACATTTTTAGTTTGTAAAGTGGTTGATGTGGCATAATCTATTAATGTGAAACCCAATGTTGTGTTTGAAGTTTGATCACGCAATGGATAAAATTCTAAATCTTCAATTGCTGTGTTGACTTCTGCTTTGGTTTTATTGGTTATACTATATGTGACACCAATTGTTTCTGTGTTCAATGATCCATTGTCAATGGATATTTGTAGAGTGTATCTGTTGGCACTGTTAAGATTATTTTGAATATACACAGGATTTGAACTGAAAGGGTTGTTTTCTGTCATACCAGTGTATTGATAAGTCACAGCAGGAATATTAATATACAACACATCAAATGCCGTAGTTATTGTTGCTGTGATTGACATAGTGGCATCACCATATTCATAATTAGCATTTTTGGTTCCTTCACAAGTCAGTGTGGCTAATGAAACTTTTAATGATATTAAATCTGGGAAGTCCACGTTGGTGCTTGGCGCAGTGGTCCATCTGTGTTCTTGATCATTGTCAAATCCAAATGCGGCTAATCCATCCCTGTCTTCCACAGCACCTTCATCTATCAACACATAATAAGTTTCTCCTGCATCAATCAATCCTGTTGTGGTTAATGTTATCTGATTGCCTGATATTGTGTTGTTGGCTGTGGAGTCTGATGGGTTGTATGTGCGAAGCAATGTGTCTGGTGAACCCACTTTGTAAAGTTCATAATTGCCGTTGCCTGCCAATATCAGTCTGTCGTAGGTGTATGTGATGAATGTGTTGTTGGTTACTGTTGTGCCAGATGGTGTGTCTGTTTGGACTTGTGGTCCTGTGGAATTGGTTGTGAATGTGCCCAAACCAGTCACAGCAGGGTTTGAAAATTTTGAACCTTCTGTCTCTTTCACAAAATCTTGTTCTAAGTCTATGGTGTAGGTTTCGCCTGCGACAAATCTAAGTCCTGCCGCAAATGTATCAATCACCACTTTCTTTCTGTTGTTGTTTAATTGACATTTTGCAATCACTTCCAGTGTTGCTGGGTACATATAAATTTGAGCCATTATTCGTAGTCCTCTGTGGTTACTGCTGATGATGAAGCAGGTATTGTGTGAATTATTGTGCCGTTGCTGTCTTTAATAACAGCATTGCCTGAACCTTTTTCAACAGGTCTGTCAAATATTTGTACAATTCCTGTGTTGCTTGGTGAACCATTTGTTATTGTGGCTGTTGGTGCCGCTGGTCCTGGGTCAGTGTCAAATGTTGCTGTGGTTGTGTCTGTGATGCCAGCAAAAGTCAAGTCTGTACAATCAGGATTCACAATCGCTGTGGATGAAACATTCACATAGTAGGTGCTACCAGGATCTAGATCCACTGTGGGATTGAGATACACTGTGTTGCCTGATATCCAAAATAATTCATTAATCTGATTGTCTAAGAATGTGTGTGCCACATTGAACACTTGATGAGTGACAGCACCACTTTTAAAAATGGTGATTGTGCCTGTGCTACCAAATGCTATAGAATCGCTGAATTGTAATCTAATTTCTGTTTGTGTGTCTATGTCTTCAAAATCTGTAAGACCGTTGTTGGCACTGCTCACAATTAATTTAACAAAATTCATACTTGCCGCCGTGAAGTTCAAATTGTCAGACTTCACAATGGCATTGTTGCCCAATTGATGATTACAATCTTTTATTTCTTCATTGGCAAACACTATGTTGGCTGGTGCTATGATGTAATGAGCTCTGCCCAACAATGCTTTGCCGTCTATATTACTGTAAATCACTTGCGTTTTATTTAATGGATTCACAACACCTGCTGACGCGGCAATGGTTCCTTCAGACAGGTCAGTCACATCATTCATTATGGATATTGTGCCTGAACCCACCGTGACTTCTTTGTCAAATTGTAAAATTAAAACACTTTCTAGACAAATGGTGCCTGTGTCTTCTGTCACTGTGAATGTTTTGTCTGTGGCAGTGTCAGCATTCATTGTGCCAATGAAAGTGCCAATGTTGGTAATTTCTATGTCTTTGTTCTTGGTACACAGTGTGGGAGGATTTGTGGTATCAGAATAAAATTTGAAAGGTGTTGTTTCTGTAAAAGTTTTGGCAAACAAAAAAGTATCAATATTACACGCACCTGTGCTGGGTGTTGTGTGTGCTGTGCCTGTGAATGAATATGCTGAGGTTGTGTAAGCAGGTGTGTTAAAGTTCCAGGTTGTAGAACCTATTTCTTCTCCCACTGCGTCATAGTCTGTGGCTGTGTCTGAATAATCTGTGCCACAATCTTCATATCTTTTGGTTTTGCCTGTGATTGCGGGTGACACATAATCACAATATGTCACAACACCTTCATCCATTAAGATGTAGTAGTCTGTTTTCAAATCTCTGTTGGCAAATCCAATTGACAATGCGTTGTTGGTGATGGTAAAATCACTTGCGTTGCTTGTGGTGTTTAATGTTTCTTTCAATGTGCCATCACTTGAATACAATTTAACATTTTTGTCTGAACCCAAACTGAGTGCACCATAAAATACGTTGGCTGTGGAATCTGTTGCTGTTCTTCCATACAACACATAATAATCTCCTGTGATGGGTGCTTGATCACTGGCATATTCGCCTGTTGAATCCAAATGCGTTGTTCTGTCTGGTGGATAACGATTTACAATGTTCATTTTAGGTAATACAGGCGCCACTGTGTATTTCACAATTTCTGGCGCATAGTAGGTGCTACCAGGAACCCAAGCAGATCCATCCCAAATTAATCCATCTCCTGCTTCTGGTGGTGTGCCTCCTGCTGAAAACAGATTGGTATTCACAGTGACTGTGACAGCGTCAGCAGTCTGTGTGGCTGTGACAGCATTACCCACAAAATTTATTTCTGCTGGTGTTGATGTAAGTGTGGTACCTTCATCTTTGACTGTGATATTGTTGCCTGCTCCTGGTAATGGATCTGAGGCTCCTATATCAATTGCTCCATTTGTGGCATCTTTGATTAGATCCGTTAATCTTTGAAACATTGATTTGTTGCCTGTCATTCCTGAAAAGAAACCATCCAGTTTTAATAATAATTCTACCAATGAAAGAGCACCCAACAATCTCCCCAATGCGCCACCATCAACTTCTGTTTCATCTCCTATGGCATCTGTGGTTTGAACTGGTGTGAAATCAACCAATCCAGATGGTGTTGAAAAAGGTCCTGTTGTGGTTGAGTTGATACCTCTCACTTTAAAGAAATATTCATCTTCTGCCAGTGCGTCATAATCCAATGTGACTGTGGTGCCTGAAGTATAAACTCCGCCATTGGCTGGACGTTCTGTGGCAATCAATTGATATGATCTGTTTTCATCTCCTGATACAGCAACATCTAAGGTTTTCCAAAATTCTATTGCTTCAACCAATCCTGTGGGTGCTGTGGTTTCCACTTCCACTCTTGGACGACTGTTGGTTTCAAATTTTGTAACCTGTGGTGTGCCTGGTGTACCAATTGAACCTATTGTGATGATGCCGTTTGAATCTGTTCTGGTGTATCTATACAAGTCTGCTTCTGAATACACATTGGCGTCATACTCCAATGCCACCATCTTCATTGTTAGAGCACCATCTGTGTCCTGTGTTTCCTGTATGCTGATGATTCTGAAAACCTTTGATGTGAATCCCAGTCTTGAATTGGTTACATCTATGAGATCACCTGCTTTTAGATTGATGTATGTGAAATCTGTTTCAAAGTCTATCACAAGATTGACTCTGCTCTGTTTTAATTCTATTAGACCCAACAGTTGTGCTTGAATGGGTTCGTTAATTGTGTCATACTGTATCTGCAGAGTGTTGTCCTGTTCATTGGCATTTCTATCCGCCGCAGGTATTTCTATTGTGACAAAGTCTGCTGAATCTCTTATGTCTCTGTGTGGGAACTCCACCTTAACCTTGTTGTAAAGATCTCTTAAACCTGTGGACGCCACATTCACATTGCCTATCACATTGGAATCATCAAATGATGCTGTGGATGAACCTGACTTGTTGATAACAACTCCCCATTTGCCTTCGTGTATGTCATATTTTAGATAACTGGCTGTGCTGGATGCTATCTTCTCAATGTTCTCCATCACTGTTTTGGCTGTGTCCAGCAAACCATTAATTTGATATCTGTCTGCCAATGTTTCTACGCCTGTGCCTTGATCTTCATAATCTACACCTGTCAATGAAAAGGTGTTGAGTGCAGTCAACGTGGTTTGGTCAATGTCGTCTTCGTGTATGCCTGCTCCATAAGTGGTGTTGGTCATATAGTCATACAACACATCACCAGGTTGCTTCATACTGTTTTCCAATTCAAAATTCCAAGTGCCCAATTGTGTAATACCTCGTTCTCTGTTGTAGTTCACTTCCACAACGGCAAATGCCAAGTTCTCCATCTGGTGTGTTGAACTGCCCCAATTAGGCATCACAGTATAAGCATTTGGATATGAAGCATTGGTGTATCCTGTTGGTATGCTGGGTGATGCTGTGTTGCCAGCATAACAATAAACTTTTACCAATCCAGATATTGATGTGTCAAAATTACCACCACGATCCACTGTGTAATCCACAGTGAAACCATCTGATTTAAAAACCAATCTCTGATCATTCAGATACACATCTTTGAATGTGTAGCCACTGCCTGATGAATCGCTCAGTTGGTGTCCTGTGGTTTCTGCCAATGTTAAACAGAATGTCATTGTTTGATTGTTGTTGGATTGTTGAGCATCTGTGATGATGCCTCCAAAGAATGCTGTGCCGTATAATACAGGAATCTTGTTGTCTGCCGCTGGTGGTATCTGTAGTCTTACACCCTCGTCTATGTTGGGTATTTCATCTATGTCATTGCCTTTGTTGACATTACGGTTCAGTCTATACACCAAGTAAGCCAAAGCGGCTGTGGTGATCAATGAACTACGATTACTTTTTAAAAATCCTCGTGTTTTGTTGCCAAAGTTTTTTATGCCATCAAGAAAACTCATTACTTGGGTGCTCCAAAGTTAAAGTTGGATTTTGCCAATGCAGGCACTCTGTCAAAAGATTGATCTCCAGGATAAAATTCTGCTTGATCAATGGGATTGGTTCTTCTGCCTGTCACTTTGTTGTTGAGTTGATCAATCACGCTGGTTGCTGTGACTGTGATTATGACAGAACTATCTGAACCTGACAGATCATCTGCCACATTGAAATTGTTCACAACTCCTTTGAACTTGCCTGCTGGATTGCCTGTGATGGATAACAATGCTCCATTGGCGGCATTAAAAAATGCTCTAGTAATTTGTAATTCTGAACCTTTGATCTTCTTTGTGAGTATGTCACTCACGTTGCCTGAGGGTATGCCTGATATTGACACGCTCAATTCTTCTGAAGTGGCTCTTAAATTGCTGGTGGTGTTGGATACAGATAATAATTCTCCTATGCCTTGGTATGTCACACTGTCTATGGTGTAATTGATGTGGTAGTCTGAAAAGGTTAATGTCTGATAACCAGGTACCACCAACTTACAAAATAGATTGGTTTGTATGTTTCTGTATGATGAAAGATTCAGGGGCATTATATTGCCTCAACAAATATAAATGGACCGCTCCAACTCACTTGGTCATAACCAAATATGGTGTAATTGGGCCATTGAACACAAATCACGTCCCAAACAACATTTGTTCCAATAACCAAATCATAATTTGCTGTGACATCTAATAGGGGTCTGTGAACGCCAATGACGCCCGTTAAGCTCGCCTGATCATTAGTTACGGCATAAACCTTACCTGATGTGCCTAATTGTATATAATCGCCTTTTTTTAATCTAAAATTTGAATCTGATGTGTTGGTGTTCACTGTTAATGAAGTGCCACCCTGTGTTGCGGCAACATTGATGGTGCCTGACACACCTAAACCACCCACTGTGCCAGCAATATATGATTGTGGTATGCTGACTTCACCTGTGTTTACTCTGTCCAATGTTTCCATATCCTGTATGATTGAACGATAGTCTGAAAATTTTGGACCATCAGGCAGTCTAACTTCAAACTCCCAAACTTGTCCACCAACAGATGTGGTTTTGATTACACCTGATCTGGATTGTGTTTGTGAAACTTTTCTTCTCTTGTTGATGCTGAGTGATGTGGCTCTGTCAAATACTTCTTGATATGCTGTTGTCATTGTGGTTACCTACTTGTTTGTGGCAAACTCTGTCTGCCTGTTTCTGATACTGCGAACAAGAACTGTGGATCTCTTGCCAATAGTTCCTGGAATGATGCGGCATCTACTGCGTTAATATTGTATGTGACTTGACTGCCCATTAATGGTGTGACAGATGCTGGTCCTTGAATTAATTCTGGTCCTCTTTCTCCTGCAATGCCAAACTTGCCTGCGCCAAGCATACCACCATCTCCAAATTTGGGCAATTTGCTACCTATAGCAGAACCAATTGAACCCAACACATCAAACAAGCCTGGTGCGTTGCTTCTTGCTCCAGCACCACCAAATATTCTTGCGAACAGTTCTTGTATTCTGCTTCTTAACAGTGTGGTCAGCATATCATTGATTAAATCTTTGAAATTGAATTTACCTGTCTTAACAAATCTCACAATGGCATCTTCCATACCTTGTGTGGCTTGTTCAAATATTTTTCTTGCCTGTTGAGCACCATTAGTGGCATTCTCCACATAGTCATCCATAGCATCGCCCCAACCTGTTGAAAAGTCTCTTTGATTCTCTCTGGTTGCTTTGGCAATTTCTTGTTGTGCTTGAATTAAGGTATCTTTGTTTTGTTCTACTTTGGCAATTAATGCTTCAACCTGTTTTGCATCTACTCCTTCAGTCTGTTCTTTGATTCTGTTCTTGATTGCTTCAGCATTCTTTTCTTCTGTGATTCTTATTTTTTGTAATTCTTTA